GTCGGCTGAAATCTTAAATACTATATTCTGAGCCATGATGTTTTTAGTTTAACCTTTGTATGGCTCAGAGCCTATTCGCTTGGGTAGCGATATGCAAATATACGAAATTATCTATTTCGCTTGGGTATTAAATGCATTGCTGATAAACATTGCGTGCTCGTATGCCTCTTGTCTATTCAGACGTGTTACATCTTCATCCGATGAAGGCACATACGGCACTCTTGCAATTTTATACTTACCGCCCCATTTCGTGCCGACAACATTCCATGCAGATTTTGATTGGGAGTGTACTACTTTGGTGGCTATCATTTCGCTTGGGTAGATTGATGCTTTAAATGTATGTCATATCGGTAAGTATCGAGAATCGCACCGTACTCGTCTATGCCCTTATGAAGTAGTAAATCGGTTTCACTTATCACGCCCTTGGTTATCTGTGCGTGCATCCAATTAATACTTCTTAACTCGTTCATGTATTCATCAGCCCAGTTTCGTGTAAGGGAAAGATACTGCTTTGGTTGTCGCTCGATTCCGTCAAAGCCCTTTGTAGGATATGCATACGGATAACAGCGTCTGAGATGTCCGACAATTGAATGATATAATGCACTGCTTTTACTATAAAAAAAAACCGACAATCTATATCCTCTTGCCATATTTTAATTTTCTGAGCGTTTAATGAGGGTTTGTACACGTGCGGGTCTTCATCTGGAAGCAATGCGAATACGCACGCTATATCCATAAGTAACGCCTCGTCTGGAATGTCGGCAACTCGCTTCTTGAGTTGGTCGAATTTCGAGTAGGCATTAATAATACTACCCGTATTTAAGTCGGCTTCGATTTCCTCGAATGCCTTAACAAGTCGATTGCCTGTCAAACCCATTGATGCCCGATTTACGGCAAGGTCGGCAGGTATAACACGCTCGGCTGGTACGTTGAGCCAATCGGTAATCATTGACCAATTCGTACCGTCTGTGGATGTGTAGATGTTGGAGGTTATCATGATTGAATTTAATTATTTGGTTTGGCTTTAAGCGATTCATTCTCCGCCCTCAATCGGCTCACTTCTCTTTCGGCTATTTCAAGTTTTATTTGATATGTCTTTATAATCATTTGGTAATCCTCAAGTATTTTGTGTTCTCGCTCAAGTATATCAACTGATTTGCATAGCCTCGCTTCGAGGTCTTTTACTTTTTTGATATTGAATATGTCCATGATTGTTTAATTAATTTACACGTCAGCAAACTTACCCATTTTTGCGAATCTATCCAAAAACTGCCTGTGAAAAGTCCACAAGTAATATTCGAGGCAATCGAATAAGTGACCCGTCAAATTATCGGGTGGCTTCTTTTCTGCACCATCGCCACGCTGTACGAGTTCAAGGTCTTGTATGAGGTATTTGCACTGGTTGCTTATTTGAATGTCACCATGCTTGGATAATAGCGAATTGAGCAGTACAATATAATCGGTGCTGTGCGGATTGGCTGAAAGTAATCGTATCTGCCCATCGGATAATTTTAGGTAGCCTTTAATCAGTTTCCAATTGGTCATGCCTTTCTGGTGGGCAGTCCGATTCCTTCCAGATGCATCGCCTGTGAATATTAGGCGGTGATGGTTCGGGTATTTAGTACTTATGCGCTGGCAGAGTTCAGACACGTCCGAATTTATTAATCGCTCTTCGCCAATGATTCGTATCGTCTTCCTGTCGGGTGTGTGCTGGCTATAAACGCACGTCATGGGTGACACGTTGAAGTCGATTGAAACGTACACAGGCAGGTTTGCAAACTCGGTAAATTCGCCTACATGAACCTTGCGTGTGAAGGCATAGGCGTAAATAGAACTTTGTGCGGTGATTAGGTGCGCCAACACTTCACGCTTGAATGTCTGCGGGTCTAAGGTTGCTTCTAACTGCTCGATGTAGCCATCGGGTAGGTTGTGCTTGTTTACATAACTTTCAGCCTGCACAATGGCAATGCGATTCGATTCGGTTTGGCTTGCTTCCTTGAGTTCCAAATAATACTTCACGTTGTCAGGCGGAGTGGTGGCGGTTAGGATTTTGTGTGTCAATCCCAACTTTTTAAACGTCTGACCACGCAACCTCGCACGCAACCTGCCCAATGCAAATTCAAAGTTGCGGATGTCACGTGTTTCATCGCACACGATAGCATCCCATTCTGACCCGTTTACGGTGTTGTAATTGTCCAAACTGGTCAGTACGCCATAACTGCCCCAACGAAAGGTAATAACGTTTTCTGAGCCAATTCGGCTGTATGGCTTAACGCCTTTCATTTGCTTATTTATGACGTAATCCACATCAGGACGCAATCCCATTTGCGACCATGCCGATTCAATGCCGGGCAGTGTGGCTGTCTTCATCATCGGTACGGTGGGTGCGCAAATTAGGACACGTGCGTTTGGGATGGAAAGGAAAGGAAGCGAAGCCATGCCCAACATGAACGTTTTGCCAACGCCTACACCCGTAACCATGTGAACTTCTTTGGCTTCGGTATGATGGAGTAGGTAGTATGCTTGTTGCTGTGCTTCGTTTAGGGTGGTCATCAGTAATTCGATGCAATCCAATCATCACAACTTGCGACACGAGCGTACACGTTTCCTGCACCCTTCGATAACGAGAATGTTGAATTGGTTACGGGGTCGTGTTTGGTTACAATTATTTGAACCGTATCGCACATTTCCATTAACTCCGACACCTTGCGGTCAATCATGGAATCAATTATGTCTTTTTCGGTTTCGGTCATTTCTTTAGTTTGTCGATTGCCTCCTGCGATATGTTCACGGTGATGTTGGGCGGTTGGTATTGTTCGTCCTGTTTCGATTCGACTTCAATGCGTTCACCGTAATGTCGTGGTGCTTTTTTCGATGCACGCCATTTGTAAAATTGAGCCAATTCACGTGCCCTTGTCACCTCAGTCATTGTGCCATCGGCTTCAATTAAAACCTGCTCTGCCTTGTCGGAATCGGTATCAGCACTGAATTGGCGTGCCTCCTTGATACGTGCGGAATGTTCGGGCAGGTGGATGAAATCGAAGAAAACGGTTAAACTCATACCGTATTTGCTTGCCATTTCTCTGTAACTCATGCAGTTAAGTATATCCTCAACTACTTCGGATATGTCAGGACGTGGTATTTTAGTAGGCTTTGCCATGCCTCAAATTTACGAAATAAAACCGAATAACTAACACTATTTTTATATTTCATACGAATATCGAATGTAGTAGGTAGAAAAAAGTTACTACAAAGTTACTACACAAAGTTACTACATTCGAAAATCGAAATACTTTTTGTAACTGCCTCTAATATAATATATTAATATAATAATTAATATAATATATTATTATTATAGGCTATTTGTAGTAAGTAGTAGGTAAAAAACACATTTTAACTTTCCCCTGAGAAATTTTTTTTTATTTTTTTTATTTTTTGCATTCAAGGAAAAGTTGCAATTTTGAGGTACTACCTACTACAAAACGGTAAAGTGCTAATACTCAATACCCATTTGTAGTAACTTTAAAAATAATTCATGGAAAAATCAGAGTCAGCAATACAACAAGAGGCAATAATGCACATCTGGAACAAAATGCCACAAACCAGATTGTGCCTTTTTCACGTTCCGAACGGTATGTTCTCAAATGCCCGTGAAGGGGCTAAATTTAAGGCACAAGGCGTTATCGCAGGCGTTCCCGACCTCGTATTCATCTGGGCAGGTAAAACGCACTACATCGAGGTTAAAACGGAAAAGGGAAATTTGAGCAAGCCACAAGTTGAACTGCATAAAAAATGGGCAGAACAGGGTGTAAAAATTTACGTTGCCCGTTCTGCCCAGTGTGTGATTGACTTTGTTGAGTCTATTCTTGCCGAATCGGTTTGACAACGTATGCGTATCGAGGCGCACCGTTTTTGCGTTCGGAAACTTTTAAAAAACCATTCTTTGCTAATGCTCTGCCGATTGCCGTAACAGATATGCGCAGTTGGGTCTTGCTCTGAATAAAACTTGCCACATCGGTAGCAGTCTTAAAAACAGCGCAGGTATCATCGGGTTCACAACATTCAAAAAATGTTAGTAATAACTCCTCATTAACATCGGGTGCGGTGTTAAGCGATGAAATGCGTTGCAACATATCATTTTCGTAAGCGGTAAGAAATGGCGAATCCCCTGCACTTGTGTAAAGGTGGTATGCTTCAATGAGGGCATCAATTTTATCAATCTTATAATATTTTTCTAAATCAATATGTGTGGCATTGATTGGTATAATACGCCTGTTGCTACTATCGGCAATTATATCTGAGTCATTCGAAGTACCACACAGCATGGCAAGACGCTTTATATCTTCGTGGTCACGAGCATAAGCACGCCTTATTGTGCTTGATGTCTGCCCAGATTTTGACTTCATGTACTTGGTATTATTTGCCATCTTGCCTGCCCATTCATCATCGCATACCATCCACTTCATTGATAGCAATATATCATCGTCTTGCCCTCGTGACAGGTCAGATATAGCAAAGTAATTACTAAGTTCATCGGGTAGAAGTCGTTTCCAGAATTGGGTCTTACCCGTTCCGATTTTTTCACCATAAATTACGGGAATAATTGGTGGTGTTTCGTCACCCAATGCACCCGCTATGAGTCCGAGATAGAACTTAGTTAAAAACACCTCAACATAATCATGCATTATTTCACCATCGGGTAAATATCCATTATAGCCGTGTATTGTTTCGGCAATGGATTTAATTACGCCTACTGGTTGCCTGTGTTCATATTTACCTATAAAGTCCTGCAAGGGATGGTATGACGGTATTTCATTGCTTCGGATGTATGTTGATAAAAGTTCCTGAGATACTTTTGGCTCAATCTTTTTGAGGTTTATGTACATGGTATTTTCATCAATCTGCGTAAAGATTTCGCCATTGTTTTCAAGCCTATTTGTAATGAGGTTTCGAAGTAGTTTGTAATTAGAATTTACAAATATTTCGATGGTATCAACGGGTGAGAAATTCTTATCATTTATAGGTGTGGCGTTATTGAAGGCACGATTAACCAAATCGGTTGCTTCGGTTGCATCCATGCCATCCAATTTGGTAAGCAAATCAACCACGCTTTCTTTTGTTCTGCCTTGTTTTTTAGCATGGTAAACGGCTTGCAGTGTGCGTTTTGTTTTGGTGCTGGTGGTATTGATTCCAGCCTCTTTACACCAATGTATAAACGTGCCTAATTGAATACCTTGACCACGAGATTTCAGGCATGCGGTGTATTGCTTATCGCATACTTTCGGGTCGTATTTTTCCGAATTTTGGCTAATGGTATGAAAGTAACTGCGTCCGCTTTCATCGAAGTAATCGGCTATGGCAAAACCAACACGAAGCCAGATATAATACTGCCCTTGCGTTATATCAATTTTGTTGGTACTTATTTGGTCGAGTATGTGGTGAAAATCTGAGGTTGCAAGTGCGTTCGGATAATTTTCCGTTTTGGGTGTTTCCTTTTTAGGTATGTATTTCTTAAATATTTGACTACGGCTGTTGAGGTATAAAGAGGGGTCGTGCGAAACAAAGCGGGTTCGTGAAACATCCTTGCATGACCTGTCTATACTTATTTGATATTGCTGAGCATAATACCGCTCTAATCCTTCGAATGCATCAAGATGGCGTGCTGGGTCAATGCGAACAACAACGGCTAAACCATTACCACGAATACTTTTAAAGCAGGCGTATGTGTATGGGTCAGTCCATAATTTATTGGCAACATCTACCATTTGCACAGGCTCTATGCCATCAATATCAATGCAGATAAATCCACTATGGGAAATAATGCCAGAAGCATTGCGTTCTTTAAACTGCCCTGAAACGGTTACAAGTGGAACGGATTTCTTTTGCTCAGGGTCTTGCGTTTGTCGCACCCTTTCAACTTGAGTTTGCCACTTGCCATTCTTAACATCTTGTAAGAATTGGTCAAGTAATGTTGTGTCCTGACTCTTGGTGTCGGATATGTTTTTGTAAATACTTATGTTCATTTTGAGCGCAATTGTAATTGTTTATAAACCCATCCCTTCTTATATTTTTTGAAATCTGCAAACTCCTCAAGTTCTTGCCTCGACATTTGACTGAATGGCTTTCGTAAATGTTCAGGCACTTTTGGCTTCGCAAGTTCGGCAAATTCTGTGTGAACTAAATCCTTGTCCTTCTTTATTTTTTGCGCACCGCATTCAGGACAGGTTCGCAAATTTACGGGCATCATTGCTTGACAGCCTGTACACAACCTAACCGACATAGCCTGTTTTTTATCCGATTTTTTCTTTTTAATTGTAAGCGACCATTCGTGTTCATGGTCGTACCATCCATGCCTCAGCACGTTGTCACCGTGGTCAATTATAATGCAATCGGACTTGTCTTTGTATGGACGCAGACCACGTCCAATCATTTGCAGATAAAGCGCAAGGGATTGGGTTGCCCTATTTAAAATAACGCATGAAACGTGTGGCACGTCAAATCCTTCGGTGAACAAACCGACATTTGTTATGCCCTGTATAATGCCTGCACGAAATTGGGCAATCGTTATATCACGTTCACTTTGCTTTGATTCGCCATCGAGGTGCTTGCAGTTTATGCCATTGCTTTGAAATTCGAGTGCTGTTTTTTGTGAGTGTTCTACATTCACGCAGAAGCAAATGAATGGTCTGTCTTTAGCAAATTGCAGGTAATTATTTACCACGCCATGATAAAGATTTTTTTCGTTAAATTTCTGGAATAACTGCTTCGGATTAAAATCACCTTGGGTAGTTTCAACGCCTTCGAGGTCGATATGTTCTTTTGAACCGAACTTCCTAACACGACATAAAAACCCGTTGTCGGTTAGTTCGGAAACCTTTATAGGTGCGACAATATCATTATAGACGTCGCCCAATGGCTTGCCATCAAGTCGGGTGGGTGTTGCTGTCATACCTACGACATAAGCATTTGGGAAGTGCGCCAATATTTTACGGTAACTATTTGCCATGCTGAGGTGGCACTCGTCAATAAAGATAATGTCGGGCGGTTGGATTATATCTAACCTATTTCGCAGAGTCTGCACACTTGCCACATTGAGGCATGGGTGCGTTCGGGTATTGTTGCCTTGTATAAGTCCGGGATGTAACCCAAACGATTGAAGCCGTTCGGTTGCTTGTTGTAATAGTTCTGACCTGTGCGCAAGAAATAAGATTCGTTTCTGCTTACTTATTGCGCTCTGTATCATGCTTGATACAATAGTGGTTTTGCCTCCACCAGTTGGAACACATAGAATAGACTTCGTATGCTTCGCAATTGAGGTGCGAAGCATAGAAATCGCTTGGGTTTGGTAGGGTCTTAATGTTTGCATGGCACTGGGACTCCATCTACAATGTTAAAATAAATTTGATTAGACGTTAGCAATTCAATTGTTGCCTCATTAATCTTTACCCATTTAATCCATTTGTCAGTAGATGCTTCATACATACCGACCATGACAAGTTTTAAGTTTTCGTCAATTTTTTTGATGCGTAAATAATACATAGTGTAATGTTGTTTAATAAAAAACCCCAATACAGGCAGTAGCAGTTGCCTATATCAGGGTTTAATTTTTCCTAATGGAAATTCATTTGAACTCACTGCTACCTGAGTTGTTTTGTTTATAGTAGCGGGAGAAGGATTCGAACCTGCGACCTGTTGGTTATGAGCCAACCGAGCTGACCACTGCTCTATCCCGCATTGTGAGCCACAAAGTTATAAAAATGATTTATTTTAACCTAATAGTTTTTTTCGTGTAAAATTTTTCACCTCATTCTCAACGAGTTACAAAAAAGATTAGGTTGGTTTGTCGGGCGTATTTCGAAACAAACTACCTTCGTAGTATCATTTTAACAATCACATTATGAACAACGCAAAACAAATCTTTTCTTTCATTCAGGACTTAAACCCGAAAACCAGTTGCATTTCATCAATTGGTGAATTTGTAACCAATCAAAATGCTGAACTTGCTGACCAAGCAATTCAGGAAGTGTTGCAATACTTGCCAGAGGCTTCACTTGCCTACAAGATTGCATCTACATCGAGCCGATTCAGCGAGAAGCAATTATGGGTAATTGCATTTGAGTTGGTTAAGAATGCGGAATACAGCGCAATGGTTGATGAATATTACGCTAAGCGTGAGCGTATTGCAAATGCTAAAGCGGATGCACAGAAATCAAAATTACAAGCCAATAAAGATGCATCAGGAGATGTACTTGCCACTGTTAAGCAAGCAGGTCGCAAACTTGCCGACTACTACCAGTTTGTAAAATCCAATCGTCAGTTTGCTCGTGAGTTCTACTCCAAGAAATTTACACCTTCATCCGTTAACGCATTTTTAGCCATTTAATCATCATGAAAACAACCAGAACACTTCAAGAAATAGCATCGCATTTCGGATGCAAAGTATGGAAAGATAGCCGAGTATATCTTCCACAATTCGGTTACAAGACCAAGAAAATGCAGACCAGCGTTTACCTGTATATTCAGGATGGCGAGATTAAGGTATCGGCATTCATCGACTGCCCAAGCCAGCCATACGCATGGATTACAAGTCAAAAAGAGCAAGTAATACAACGTGTGTACAGCGCACTCGAAGAGATGGAAGCGGAAGCATTAGAGTATGGTGGCAAGGTTCGTGTGTATGGCGAAGGTCATAATGAGGTCATAGTCGAAACAAACACACCGCCAGCACTTGTGGCAGGTAAAATGGATGCCGATACGGATTTGCTCAAGTGAATTTACTGCCTGACCAAAAATTTGCGATTGATAAGTTGAATTGTCTGAAAGTCGGGGCGTTGTTTATGCGCCCCGGCACGGGCAAAACGCTGACTGCCGTAACGCTGATAAATAGCACCGAAGTACCCGAAGTGATTTGGTTTACGCCATTTCGCACGAAGGATAATCTTATTGCTGAACTTGCCAAATCTTGTCTTGTCAAAAATTGCCAAGTCATAGGAATTGAAACACTATCTGCATCGGATAGAGAGTATTTACGGCTATTTAACTTCGTTCAGGCGCACGATTGCTTCGTAGTGGTAGATGAATCGCTTAAAATCAAAAACAACGATGCTAAGCGCACGCAACGCATTATTGAGATTGGCAAATATGCCAAGTATAAACTCGTACTGAATGGCACGCCTATATCGAAGAATATTCTTGACATCTGGGCACAAATGGAATTTCTTTCACCGCTCATTCTCAAGATGGATTTTGCCGAGTTCAAAAACACATTTGTCAAATGGTCAAAGATGACAAAGTATGTATCGGGCAGGCAGGTATCAAAGGAAATCATTCACGAGTTTACGAACATCGATTATTTGTACAGCATCATTGCACCGTATGTGTATGAATCCGATTTGTTTATTCAGGTCAAAAAGATATACAACGAGGTGAAATATAAAATTACAGACGAAGAGATGAAGGAGTATCAGTACCTTAAATCGCACTATCTTGATAATGAAACCTTGCAATTTTTGAACAACAATATCTTTATTGAAATGACCCAGAAAATGCAACATTTGTACTGCGTATCAGAGGACAAAATAATTAAGTTGGATTCGATACTCAGCACCGTTGAACATGACAAGGTTCTGATATATTGCAAGTACATTAAGAGCAGAGAGATGTTGCAGAAACTATACCCGAACGTGTCGATTCTGTCGTATGGGATGCACTCGTTTGGATTGAATTTGCAACACAAGTATATTACTATTTATTTTGACAAGACATTTGACTATGCCCAGCGTTTGCAGTCAGAACAGCGTACATATCGCACAGGTCAGAACCATGATTGTATTTATTATGACATGACATCAAATACAGGCTTAGATGTGCTGGTGAATGACAACATAAGTAAGAAGCAGGGCATAGATGAGTATTTCAGAGCAGTTAAAATTCAAGAGTTAATTAAACAAATATGAAAAGTCCAGTTTACAATGTTATTGCCGTACCGATTGATAAAATCGAGGCAAACAATTACAATCCTAACCATGTTGCAAAACGTGAAATGGATTTACTTTATCAATCAATTAAATGCGATGGCTACACTATGCCTGTCGTGTGCTTTTACGATTCAGATAGAGATAAATATATTATCGTTGATGGCTTCCACCGATATACGATAATGCTGACCAGAAAAGATATTTATGAGCGAGAGAACGGCATGCTTCCAGTATCGGTAATTGAAAAGGATATAAATGACCGCATGGCAAGCACGATAAGGCATAACCGAGCAAGAGGCAAGCATGAAGTTGAATTACAGGCTTCACTCGTTGGCATGCTTAAATCTGGATGGGATGAAATGAAAATCATGAAGGAATTAGGCATGACACTGGAAGAGGTTCAGCGTTTAATTGGAATCAAAGGTATTGCATCTGAAATTATGGGTGTACCATATTCAATTGAACGTCAGATAGTGGATGCAGGTGAGGACATTAAGGAGGAAATATAATGGCACGCACAGCAATTAGGGGAATAGAGAATGTATTAGATGCAACAAACAAGCGCATTGCATATCTATTCGATAATTACGACAATGTTTCATTATCATTCTCTGGAGGCAAGGATAGCACCGTATTATTTCACTTGCTAAATGAAGAAGCAAAGAGGCGAAATAGAAAGTTTATTGTTTATTTTCAAGACCAAGAAGCCGAGTATAGCGCAACAATTGAACTTGTCGAATGGGTAATGACTCAACCTAATGTTATACCGTTTTGGTATCAAGTGCCTATATTTATGACCAATGCTTGCAGTACAAGTCAGTTGTTTTTATGGGCATGGGGTGATGATGAAAAATGGGTACGAGATAAGCACCCTGTTGCAATTCATAGCATTGAAAATAAATACCCAAAACGATTCCACAAGTTTAATTTATGGGTAGGTCAGAACTTGCGAAAATTAGAAGGTACAAGTGTATCAATTATTGGATTGAGGGCAGAGGAAAGCCCAGATAGAAGGTTTGTTTTATTTGGTGAAGATTCGGAAATGTTTTGGTTGCGCAGAATAAACGAACCGCACAAGGCATATCCAATTATTGACTGGAAGTATAAAGATATTTGGAAGTATTTAATTGAGGGCGATTATAAATACAATCGTATTTATGACAAGATGTACATGCTGGGTCATGACCTCAGAACATTGCGTGTATCGAATTTAATTCACGAAAAGGCATTCAGGTGTTTGACCGATTTGCAGGAACTTGAACCCGATACATACAACAAACTTGAGGAGCGATTACAAGGCGTGCATACGGCTTCAATTTATGCTAAAGAAGATTTGATTTACTCGATTAAAACATTGCCTGACAATTTTAAAACGTGGAAGGAATACAAGGATTTTTTATTGAGTAGCATCCATCCAGACCTGTCTAAACTATTCAAATATCAGTGGAGTAGGTTTGGCGATACCGATGATGTCGGAGCGTGTAAATACATGGTCAAGCGAATACTTCTTTGTGACTGGGAAGGCAATATTACATGGGCAAGAGATAATGAATTTAACTACACAAAAGACCAGATATTGCACAAGAACAAATTGAAAAAAGAAGATGAAATTATCAAGAAGTGGACAGATACGTTATAAATCATCTAAATTTTTCTGCCTGAAAATCAACGAGTTAAAAAAAGTTTGTGTTTATTTTGTCGGGCGTATTGTGAATAGAACTACCTTCGTGTATTGAAATTTTAACAATCACATCATGAAAGCACAAGTAAAAACAAAAAGTAACTTCCGCAACTTAAATGGCCAATGGTTAGAGTTGAAGG